TACATACCGTACTTTGCGGTTGGTCTCCTTGTTACTGGTGGGGAGACTAAGGAAGTGAAAGTCCAGGGTGCAGCAGGGTCAGATGAGCTCATCACGCGTCAGGTACAGGACCTTTCCTCCACCTGGAATGACCTCCGTCCTACGGCCTTCGATCAGTGTCGGGCCTTCGCAATGTTCCTCAAGCTCCACAAGGAGTCTCTCTCATTGCTGAGTCGTAGGGGACAACTCAATTACTTCGCCTCTCGTCAAGGAGGCGGTCTGGGCTTTGATCCCCCAGATCCAGGTGCCGACGGTCCCTGGGAGTTTGAGTTCACTCGTGCACAGCGACGTCTGTGCTTTCTTCGGCATATTGATAATGCCGGTCGAGTAGTGTGCAAGAGTTCTCGAGATCCGTTCTCGAGGCCCGTCCTGGCAAGGGTGGTTGTGAAGGATACATATCCAAACGTTGACCTCAACCCCTCGGACGGCTTTTTCCTTGCCTGTCCCATCTACCCGGATGGGATAGATGTTTCTTGTCCCCCCCGCCTGGGGGGATCGTGGATCCCTCTCATCGATGACCCAGACCTTGTGCTAGTCAATAGCTCAAAGGAACGATTCGAGAGTGCGGGAAGGGGGATGATTCAGCCAGAGTTTGAGCTGACACTCCCTTCCGATTTGGAAATTCAGTCTCTCTACCGTGAGAAGGACTGGTCGAGTGGTCTTGCCACGGTCGAGGAGATGCGACAGGAGTACTTGTACCAACCCGTTCGCTTCTTCAAAACTGAGGAGATCCCCGATCTAGTTGATGACTGTCCGTGTGGTGCCATCGAATTCGGTCATTCAGAACAGAATGAGGATTATGGGGACTCTTTGGAGCCCCTTGACCTCTCATTCTGGGAAGATGATCCTCGTTCGATGGCTTATTAGCGTTTCGGCTTATGCCAAAACACTCTCAAACCACCCGCCTTCCCGTAACCATCACCTCCAAAGGTGGTGGACGAAAACACAACCACACCAAGAAACACAACAAGCCCAATGCCTCAATGGGTGCCCCTAAGGGCAGAATGAGGAAGTCGAAGGGAC